GATGAAATACGATTGTTGTTACAAATGCTTCATACAGTGGGTTGACGGGAGAGAAGAAAGATGGGAAACAGGGTGGCGTCCACCAAAGGGAGATAAATAATGGCAACCACTTTAGAAATTATCCGAGGTATCTCGCAGGCGGCTGCAAATGCTTACGATGGTGCCCATATGGAGGGTTATTCTTCCGATGGCAAAGCACGCACGATTGGCTTGAAAAGAGAAGAGGGCAACCCTATAACAGACAAGAGAGTTATGGACGGCTTTGGAGTTTCTTTCCATGGTGATAAGCTAAAGATTAGCTACCACTCAGAAGTCCAGCTAAGAGAGGTGTATGGCACGTCTTTTGAAACTGACACGGAAGCCATGATAGACCAGGTCGCAAACTTTTTGAAAAAAGAATATAAAGTTATAACTGGTGACACTTTAAGCCTTACCTCACAAGGTGATGCTGATATCGTAGTTCAAAATACCTCGCGTGTTAGGACATGGTGCCAGGCATGTAAGTTTTATAAAATAGGCTCGATAGGTGATGTTGAGGGAGTTAAAGCTCCATCTGAGACCCCAGGGGATGTGAAGTACAGAAGATTCTTAGATAATGGTGGGTTTGCCGAGAAGCGACCGTCGAATGATACCAGACCTAAAGAGTAGGCAACATGGCTTACCAGCTTACCAAAAAGCAAATATTAGCAGAAATAGTAAAGTCTGGTAAGGATCCATCGTATTTTATAAACAATTATTGTCGCATATCACACCCGATGGAAGGTTTGATCCCTTTTAGGACTTACCCTTATCAAGATGATATGTTGGTTAGTTTTAACGATCACAGATTCAATATAGTTCTTAAAGCTAGGCAACTTGGGTTATCCACAATCGTATCAGGTTACATTGTATGGATGATGTTATTTCATAGAGACAAAAATGTTCTTGTGATGGCCACTAAGTTTGGGACAGCCACTAACGTCGTTAAAAAAGTTAAGAATATAATGAAAAACCTTCCAGACTGGATTCGTATTTCAAATATTAAAATAGATAATCGTTCTTCATTTGAATTAACAAATGGTTCACAAATCAAAGCGTCCTCGACTTCTGGGGACGCTGGACGTTCAGAGGCCCTCTCTTTGCTGGTGCTTGATGAGGCTGCTCACATTGATGGCTTAGATGAGTTGTGGACTGGCCTTTACCCAACGCTGTCTACTGGTGGTAGGTGTATCGCACTATCGACACCAAATGGTGTAGGGAACTGGTTTCATAAAACGTATATAGGCGCTGTCGATCAGGACAACGATTTTTTTCCTTCAAACCTCCCCTGGGATGTGCATCCTAAAAGAGACAAAGATTGGTTTGCTAAAGAAACTCGCAATATGTCAAGACGGCAAATCGCGCAAGAGTTGGAATGTAATTTTAATACTTCTGGCGAGACGGTAGTACACCCAGACGATCTGGCACACTTGAAGACAATGGTGCGCGAGCCGAAATATAGAACTGGATTTGATAGAAATTACTGGATTTGGGAAGAATATCAGCAAGGCGAAGATTATTTGTTAATTGCTGACGTGGCTAGGGGCGACGGCAAAGACAGTTCTGCATTTCATGTGTTTAAAGTTTCTAACATGGAACAAGTGGCTGAGTACCAGGGCAAACCCAGCTTGGATATGTATTCTAATATCTTAAACCAAGTTGGCAAAGAGTATGGCAATGCACTGCTAGTGGTAGAGAACATAGGTATAGGCATTTCAGTCTTAGAAAAACTAGAATTATTGGGGTATGCAAATTTGTATTATTCTATAAAAGGCACCCACGAATATATAGAGCAAGAAGTGGCATATACAAATAATAGCTCGGTACCTGGGTTTTCTACGACTACTAAGACTAGGCCACTTATCGTGGCTAAAATGGAGGAGTTTGTTAGAAATAAACTAATTATTACTCATTCTAGCCGTTTATGTAATGAAATGGAAACATTTATATGGAGTAATGGTAAACCTCAAGCTATGAGGGGTTATAACGATGACCTTATTATGTCAATGGCTATTGGGTGTTGGGTGAGGGACACAGCATTAACAGCAAATGAAAGAGAACAGCAGTATAGGGAAGCATTTTTTAATTCACTAGTATCAACAAATAAAAAATTTGACACAACCGTACCTGGCATGTTAGGTTACAGTGACTATAATAGTAAGCAAGAGACAGCAGTAAAGCAGCATCAAGAATTTATATGGCTAATGAAGGGGTAATAAATGGCTGACAACGACAAAAGAAATCCTAGAAATCCAACTTCGGATTTATATAAAAGACTAACAAAGCTTTTTTCTGGCCCAATTGTTAGCCGCAGAACACAGGCAGGCCGTAGGATACGCAAGCAGCAGCTTGATAAGTATGCTCACATGTTTAAATCGGCAAGTGGTCAAGAATTTAAAAGGACACATTATAACCCTTTTGAATCAATGAATTCAAATTATATGGCCAATCAGAACAGGACCGAGAGATATGTTGATTCAGACCAGATGGAGTACATGCCAGAGATATCTAGCGCCTTAGACATATACGCAGATGAGATGACAACATCTTCAATGCTCTCCGACATGCTCCATATTAAATGCCCCAACGAAGAAATAAAAGCCATACTACACAGTTTGTATATGGATGTATTAAACGTCGAATTCAATTTATTCGGCTGGGCTAGAACAATGTGTAAGTACGGAGATTTTTTTCTATACCTAGATGTTGACGAAACTTATGGTGTTAGGCACGCGATTGGACTACCCCCTAACGAAATTGAAAGGCTGGAAGGCGAAGATAAAACCAATCCAAACTACATTCAGTTTCAGTGGAATTCAGCCGGGATGACTTTCGAGAACTGGCAGATGGCCCACTTTAGAGTGCTAGGTAATGATAAATATCACCCTTACGGAACTTCTATTTTGGAAGGGGCCAGAAGAATATTTAGACAACTAACACTCATGGAAGATGCTATGATGGCCTACAGGATTGTAAGAGCGCCAGATAGAAGAGCTTTTTATGTCGATGTTGGCAATATCCCACCCCAGGATGTTGAACAATATATGCAAAAAGTTATTACCTCCATGAAACGCAATCAAGTAGTTAATACCGACACAGGCCGTGTTGATTTACGTTACAACCCCCTCAGTATTGAAGAGGATTACTATATCCCTGTTCGTGGCGGAACTAAGTTTGCTAGCATTGAATCTGTTGGCGGCCAGAGCAGGGCTCATGATATAGAAGATGTAAAATACTTGAGAGATAAATTGTTCTCAGCCCTAAAAATCCCTGCTTCTTATTTGACTCAAGGAGAAGGTAACACAGAGGACAAAACAACTTTAGCTCAAAAAGATATTAGGTTCGCCAAAACTGTTCAAAGGTTACAGAAGCCGTTGATTACAGAGCTTGAAAAAATTGGCATCATACACCTACACACTTTAGGGTTTAGGGGTGAGGATTTGGTTAATTTTAAGCTTGCGTTGAATAATCCATCTAAAATTTCCGAAATTCAAGAGTTAGAACATTGGAACCAAAAATTTACCATCGCCACAGCAGCTACCGATGGCTACTTCTCTAAAAGATGGATCGCAGAAAATATATTCGGCCTTTCTGAAGAGGAGTATCAACGCAACAAGAGAGAAATGTATCATGACAGAAAGTTTGATGCTGAGCTTAATGCTGTTGGTGAGATGGCTGGTGAAGCCGCCTCTGCCGGTGGCATTTCTCCATTTAGTCCTGCTGGCGGTGCTTTCGAACCAGGGGGAGGGCTACCAGGTGCCGATGAGGGTCTTCCCGATTTGACAGTACCAGAGCCCGCTACGCCTGAAGACGCCGCTGGAGAGGCCGCCACTCCAGAAGGCGAAGGGGTTGAAAGTCCACTATTAGCTACTCCAGGCAAACGAGACCGTAGAGAAGCTGCTGGTGTGGGTAAACACATCCGGAATAAAGCAGTTCCTGAATCTGCCCGCCTAAACACTAGCAGGGCTACTAAGCCAGGATATGCCGGGCATGACAGCATTAGCACACTCCAGAGAGGCATAACGGAAGGAGTTACTAGTTATAAGGAAAGGCACAATTTACAAGAGCAAAGAATTTTTGCAATAAGTAAAGAAACACAAAAACTAATTACCGATTTGGATAAAATGGAGTCAAGCAACGATGAAACACAATAAAAAAAGAAATACAGCTTTCCTCTACGAGAGTTTGGTTAAAGAGATGACCAAGGCTGTCTTGCGCTCTAACACCCCTAAAAAAAATCTTATAGCTGCGATACTTAAAGAGCATTTTAATACTAACTCAGTTTTGCATAAAGAATTAAATCTTTACAAAACTTTATGTGATGTCCACAGTGTTCAAAAAGAGACAGCAGAAAAAATTCTTTCAGAAGTGAAAAGAGTATACCATACACTGGGTGAGGAAGAAATATTTGATGAGCAAACCCAGGTCATAAAAAAGATTAACACAGACTTAGATAAAAGCGTATTTAGTAATTTTGTATCTAATTACAAAACTCTTGCCAGTATCTCACAAATGTTTAGCAGCAAAACCCCTATAAGCAATAGAATTATCTTGGAGGGGAATATAGTTGACCTAATGGTTAAAACCCCCAGCGCGAGGTCTGGGATGAAGCCTATCGATAATGTTACATATAAGATGTTTGTCGAAAAATTTAATCAAAAATATGGAAATTCTCTCAACGAAAGCCAAAAAGATTTGTTATCACGATATGTGACATTGTCCCCCGAGACTGCCACTGAATTTAAGCTATACCTTAATGATGAGATAGGGCGTCTTAAGCAATCGGTTGGCGCGATGAGAGCTAGAAAAGATATTGTACTGGACGAAGGACTTAATCAAAAAAGCAAAGAAATTTTTAATGTTCTTGAGAGTTTCAAAAAACAAAAAGTTAGCGATGATATGATTAAAACAATTTTAAAAATTCAAGCTTTGGCGGCGGAAGCGTGATATGCCTCAATTAAAAATTAAATTCATACCATCCAATAAGAAGATGTTGCTAAAGATTATAGATAAGAACAAAGTTTTAGCTAAGTTTTCCTTAAAAGCAAAAAAAACTTTAGATGGTAATATCATAATATTTGATCACCATGACGTGGATATTGTTGTAAAGCCAGAGCAGAAAAAAATTGTTACATTTAAAAAAGATGGGGCAACCGGAAGTGTGGCCTACGGTGCATCGGATAGGCTTTTTAAACACTTGGCTCAGAAAGGCTTGACCAGCCCCGACTCAGTGCAAGGTGGGAACACGCTTGATTCTTATGAGGTGACTATTCCCGAAACTAATATAGAGGTCCCCATAAAAGTGATTCTCTTATCCATATCAAAATGGGTTGCGTCTGAAAGACCGTATTTTGAATACGGTGATGAATATGAAGATATGATGGACGATCGCCTGCTGAAACCAGACGATGAAGAATCAACGGAACTTGGCGAAGTCCCGCAAGATAAACAGAAAGGGTCTATCGTACCTGGGTATTATCGAAGCCCATATTGGATGAGTTATATTTTAGAACAAGCGGAGTAATAATGGACCTTTTATGGTTTGTATTAGCGTCGTATGGTATGACGTTTTTGATTGTGTACGCTAGCATTTTTAATAAAATTAGGCCTAGCAAAGAATGGTTAGGTGGATTTGGAAAGCTTTTCCACTGTACCCTCTGTATGGGTTTTCATGTAGGGTGGTTTTTATTTGCCATTAATGAATGGACTGAACTATTTACTTTTGACTACACACTAGCAAATTTTTTGATTTGCGGTTGTGTGGGGTCAGGGACATCGTATATGTTAAGTCAGATAATCCAAGATGAGGGGGTGAGACATGCCATTAATGTGCAACATATCAAGTCGTAATTGGTTACTACGACCTGTCGCACGCTGCTGTTCCGGGTCCATACTCGGGCGGGTTGCGCCCGCAGGTATTAAGTAGTAATAGGAGTTTTTCAATATGTCTAAGAAATTGCTAACAGAATATTTTGCCCTTTGTGATGGAGGAGTATGTCCCGACTTCCTCACGGAGAGTGAAAAAAGAAGAATGTCTGAGGGCAAAGCCTTTTACATGACCGGGAAGATCCAGGAAGCTGAGGTCAAGAACGGAAACGGAAGAGTATACCCTAGGGGTATTCTAGAACGTGAAATGAAAAACTATCAAAAACTCATCGACGAGCGTAGGGCTGTAGGTGAGTTAGACCATCCGGACTCCTCCGTGGTTGAATTGAAAAATACTTCACACTTGATCACGGAGGTCTGGTGGGATGGTAATAATGTTATGGGTAAATTGGAGGTCCTTAAGACCCCCGCTGGACAAACGCTTAGAGCGCTCGCTGAGAGCGGTGTACAAATTGGCATCTCCTCCAGAGGTATGGGCTCGGTGTATGAAAGAAATGGCGTTACAATGGTCGAGGACGATTACAGCTTAATTTGTTTTGATGTCGTGTCAGACCCGTCAGCACCAGGAGCCTTTATGAAGCCAATGGGCAGCATGCCCTCTAGGAAGAGTATGTCGATGTCAGTGGGCCTGAAAGAAACAAATAAAAGTGATAAACTACATTTACT